ATCCAAGCCTGGAAAGCTTTTAACTGCTCAACATCTTCTTCTTTCCACATTCTTTTACCTCCCCTTCCACGCCTTATAAATGGAGGTAATCCTGGGCAATCCTCCGGAATCTCCGAATCCTCAGCATTATACCATCCATACCAGTTACTAATTGTCAGTGGAGATACATCCAACTCCTGCGCCACCTTATTAACGGATAACCATTTTTCTTGCATACCTTTCTACCCCCCATATTGATTTAATCCTACCATTCAAACCTAACCAACTCACATCGCCGCGCCTAATCACTTCTGGATCTAGTTTTTCGATATCAACTATGAATTCCACAATGTTCCCGTTAATAGGAACATATCTGTTCGTAGGATCTGTGTGTCTATCTTGCTTGATATCTCCCACAATGGCCTTAATTCGTTGCCCATCCTCAAACTCAATGAGCAATTCCTTACCTACCTCGTCTGCATAAAAAGTACCCACTGCGACTAAGAAATGTTCCCCAATTTTTCTGAACCCCCTTCCCTCTGTCCATGCCTGTTCTTGTAGCTTCCATTGCTTAGAGTTTTTATCGGTGATTTTGCGATAATCCATGTAAGTTTTGAATTTGCCATCCGCTTCTTCTGGTAGGTCTAATTCAGTGTGTACAATGTATTCAATTTCAACAAATTCTGGCTCAATTTGCGGAGTAAAAACAGTTCCTGAGAAAATAGTCGAATCAACTTTTTCGCTCCTTAGAAACGATGTACTTAATAAGATTATAGCGAACAGCGCCACAATTAAATTCCGTTTTCTCATTTTGCTCCTCCTTTAGCTGAGTAAATATTCAAGTATTTCCCGTTTGTTCGTGTCTGGTAACTTGCCATCTACTAATAAATCGGCCATGACCCCTTTTTGATAAATCAGTTCCTCAATTCTTTCATCAATCGTGCCCTTGGTTACTAAGGTGATAATTGTTACATTGGACTTAGTGCCAATTCTGTGTGCCCGGTCTTCTGCCTGTTCCTTGTTTGCCCGATTCCAAGGACTATCTAAGAATATCACTGTTGACCCCGCAGTGAGGGTTAGCCCTGTACCCATGGCTCCTGTTGTGCCCATGATCACTTTGCACGAATCGTCGTTCATAAATTTATTCTGCTCTGCAACTCTATCCTTGGTTTCTCCTGTGATAACGGCTGGATTGTACTTTTTTAGCCTTTCAAATGCCGGGGCGATCATCTCTGTCCAGTTGCTAAAGATGATAACCTTATCCCCACTTTCCACTGCATCCTCAACAAGCTCTTCTAGCCGGTCGAGTTTTGCACTCTCCTGAATATCGCTGCTTAGGATACCTGTGTAGCCTGTAGCTTGCCGCAGTCTGATAAGTTGGGCTAAAGGGTTCGGACTTAATACAATTTTGTCAATGTTCTTTCGTACAGCTGCTAAAATCTCATCATAGATTTTCTCCTGAGCCTCGCCCATTTCCACATATTCAGTAATATACACTTTTTCCGGAAGGTCTAATACATCTTTCTTTAACCTACGGATCATGATTGAATCCAAAACACTTTGCAACTCAGCTAAATTCTTATACCCTACTACCTGATACCCTCCATAGCCACCCATAATAGCGTAGCGATTTTTAAATTGGTAGAAGTTGTGCTTTTCATATCCAAGCCATTTTAAGGGTACATACAGGTCAAGGGGACTGTTCATTAAAGGAGTTCCTGACATGGCAACCATTATATCTGCCTTGATTTTCAAAAGACCTTTGCCTTGCTGACTGTTGGGGTTTTTTGCCTTGTGAATCTCATCGAAGGCAATCATTCCAATGACTCCCTGCTTGGCAAGTTGAGCGATTTTGTCTACAATTTCCTTGCTTCGCAGACTCTCCATGTTGGTAATTAGGAAAAAGTCTTTAGGTAGGTTGTGAAGATCTTCTAATTTAGCTTGATTGCCTCCATCATACTCCCGACCACTTCTTTTACGATACCTTGTGCCTAAGATGTAGCCAGTTTCATTGGAGTGTTTCGCAATTTCTGCCCGCCAGTTCCACTTCAACCCGTTTACCCCACAAATAATGAGGGCGTGGGCAAAAGGTTTCTGCATCCTTCTGGCAATTGCCAAGTCAATAACTTGCTTTGTCTTTCCTAAGCCCTGCTCATCTCCCAAAATGAAAAAGGGCTTATTTAATCCATACTCTACCCCTTCCCTTTGGTAGGAGTATGGTTCCGTTTTGAAGGCGAAACCGTCTGGCAAGCTAACAGTCTTTTGCTTACCTTTGGCCATGCCTTCAATCACGATGTGTCTGTTCCCAAATAAGGGAAGAAGGGAGGGAAGCCTGTTAGCAGGTACTTCCCACTCCTTAGATTCTTTATGCCAAAAGCGGCTAGGCTGTTCCCTCATGACGTTGACTAACTCTTGGTCGTAAGGAAAGCTAATGAAGAGGCTTTCAAACCCGTTTACCTTTTTTGCTTCAGCAACTCTGATTTTGATTGTCATGCCTAGCCCTCCTTTATCTGTATATAGCAAATATCTGTTTTATGTCCGTTTAAGTCGGTTCTGGTTTCCCATTCGACATAGTATGGAAATTGAATTTTATCTAAATAATCTCTAAACTCTTTTGCCAGGTTTTCCTCTAACCCGACCTCGCCAGATTCCCTCAGTTCCCACAGCCACATTTTAAACAATTCCCTGTTTTTCATTGTTCCTTTTCCTCCTTATTTTCTTGTTCTCTCTTTCTACTTATAATTATATACTATGTATAGGAGAATATCAAGCTTTTTTCGACCTTTTTAGAAAAAAAATAAGCCCTCTTGCGAGGGCTGTTTTTTGTTTAATGAGATGAGTTGGGGCTAACCATAACCACATGCCCGCAACCCATGCATTCGTAATATTCAGTGGTTTGGGTTGGGTATGGAGGGCAATGTTTATAAGCGTTATTGCCGCACTCAGGGCAATCTTTGTTCGCAATATATCGGTTTGGGTAGTTTGTTGCGGGCTTAAATGTTGGTTGAGTTTGGCTGAAGGAGTTGCCCATCTGCTTTAACTGGGCGTTTAACCACTCTTCGGCAATTTTGTAAGAGGTTAATCGTTGTATGTCGTCTTTAGGTAAAAAGTACCAAACAGCATCCAAAATGTGATGGTCCCCGTTAGGGTAAAAAGAGTTTAGCGGGCAGGTCACTTTGTGCCCATCCCTGCATTCGCAGGTAATTGTGTTTTTGTTAATTGTTAGTGTAACGCCTTTAATTGTTTTTTTCATTTTGTTTTCTCCTTTTTGTGGTTTTTGTTTTGCCGGGCTTTAAACCGGCTTTGTGTTTCCTTATCTTCAATTATAATTATATACCATGTTCGGGAGAATGTCAAACCTTTTTTCAAAAAAAATAAAAAAAAATTAGGGGGAATTGCTCCCCCCTAATTTATTTATTGATTTTTGGCTCCCAACCGTTTACATGTAACCTGCGGGCTCGTAAGTCTGATAAATTTCCTCTGGGGACAGGTGCTTGATTTCGTTCCAGCACTGCTCGTCGAACATCCGCCACTCGTAACCATCCTCATCATCGACACTCGCCACTACGAAGCAATGTCTCAAAGCCTTTCCACACTTGCTGCAAGTCGCATCCTCGTACTTCGTGTAATTGAAAACCTCAAGTTGTAGCTTTGCCATTTTTCATTTCCTCCTTGTTTTCCTGTTTTTTTATTCCCTACCTTCAATTATAATTATATAGTATGAGAGCTGAAAAGTCAAGCCTTTTTTCAAAAAAAAAATGAAAAAAAATCAGAGGGAATTGCTCCCCCCTGATTTATTTATTGATTTTTGGCTCCCATTCATCCCAACGTTTCCCGTCGATTATAAGTGGGGGCAGAGGATCGGTTCTCACCCGCTCTAATAATTTTTTATCGGATTCTGCCCATTGCAGCTCACTACGCACAAGGGACAGTCCATATCTATAATATTGTTCGGGCGTCCAATCCCTGCCCCCAAACTCAAATTTGTACTCGTTTAACCCTTGGAGGATTCGCCGCCATGCTCGAAAAAACCTATCTTGTTGAGCCAGAACACAACCGCGTCAATCAGTAGACCCAAAATCGGGTCGATGAATTTTTGGAGCCATTGAGGAAATTCCAGCCCCAGACTATCAAGCTGTGCTTTCAGTTGTGCGAGCACGGCTTTTTTCTTTTCTTCACCCGGCAGCTCCTCTGCCTCAAGCAGTAGGGCTAATGGAATAATGAACCCTGCCGCCGTCACCAAAAGGTTCAACACTTTTAGAAAACTCATCTTCTCGCCTCCTTTCCATTACTAGACGTAATCTTCGCCTGTTTTCATCATCTTCACTAACCTTCTGCCCCTAATGCCTACTTGAGAGTACCATTTTGAATCTTTCATTTCCTCCCCAGCCCTGTCATAATCACCTCGCTCTAAAGCCGAAATCATCCTCTTAAATCCCATTAATCCAGCAAGACCCAAATTGAATCGCATATCAATGATCACCTTTTGCCTAACCGGGTCTAGGGATTCAAACCAAGGAAACCTTTTAACATCAGCTGCGCATTTTTTGATATCATTGTCAAGTAGGAACAATGCCTCCTCTTCACTAATTCCGCGGTCTAAAAGCCTATCAATGACCTCTTTCCGATTTAAGCCACAAGTTCCGAAAAGCTTGAGTTGTTCATTCCCGGAAAGCCCTACGTCCTCCAAGTTCCGCCCAACCCCTATCGTCCATTTATTAGCTGGGCACTTGTAAGGTCTTAATTTTAGCCCTTCGTGAAGAATCAATTGGTCTTTCAGATTGTGCTTCAGCATGTTTAGCCTCCTCCAATCCTGCTAGTCCACAACCCTCTACACCGCAGCGGTGACATACCCAGCAGCGGCCA